TGTTCATTTGATGATGTTAATGTTGCAACTTGTTCACTAAGCCATTCGACATTATCATTATTCTCATCATTTTCGAGTTCAAAAGCATCCTCTTTTTTCGGTTCTAAAATAACATCGCTAAGTAATTCCTCAACCTTTTGTTTAGCCTTTGCATCCCTTTCTTCTGCTGGTGTTAATGGTTTTTCATCAACAGATTTTTTTGCTTCGGATGGTTTTTTTCCGGTTTTTGCAAAACTTACTAATTTTCTTGTATTTGCCATTTTATTCATTAATTATTTTTATGTTTGAATTTAAGTGAGCAATCAAACCTCTTTCATCGTTCCATATGAAACCATCTGCAGCTTTAATTGCACCAACAAAACCCTTCTTGTGATGCCATTCTTCAGTTCCGGTAAGACTTGAAAGATATCTCACGGTAACACCCAAATCTTCACTTAATGTTCTTTGTTTATTATCAACAACACTATAATTAACATTTCTTTTTCTGTGGATGTGACCAAGATGCCATTCATGATATATTGTTTCGCTCCACATTGGTTTAGACTCGATATCTGTTGCCATAAGAAGCGGGAGTGAACTTTCTTTTTCTTCACTACCATGTGTGAAACCAAGCAATACTTTACCGAATCGGTAATATTTTCTTGGTGACGCACCATTGATTATTGTAATGGTTTCATCATTATTGAACCATGCTTCAAGGAATTTACCCATATAATAACTACGTTCAAAATCATGATTACCCGGTATTACAACAACATCAACAGGAAATCCGGTTTGTTTTAATAGGTTGATTGCATCAACAAGAAGTTGTACGCCAACATTAAATGTTTTCTGCCAACGAAGGTCTTCATCCTGTTGTGTGCCTTGTGTTGTTGTATTGAATATTGTGTCACTGTTAAAAAAGTCGTTTCCAACCGGAAATAATATTCTTGAAAAATCAAACCTACTTGCATTGATCAACAGATCAGTAATTGCATCCAAAAATCTTTTTCGTGCTATTTTCGTATCATAATTTTCACCAGTTTCACCACCCCATGCTAATTTACCCATATGTAAATCAAAGATACTTGCTTCAAAAAGGTTATTTTCATCTGGTCTAATTTCAAATTTAGTAACATCGAGTTTCGGAGCAACATAACCTTTAATCATGTTAAGAAACACCTGACCAGCAAGTTTTTCTTTTATGACTTCAGGTCTTCTAATAAGACGTGCCTTGACCTGAAAATTTTGAAATGTTTGTGGCACTTTATCAATCACGGCAGTCACATCCCATTTATTTACTCGATGTTCCGCCACTTGCCACACATCCATGTCAACTTCACATATTTTCAACAATTCGGGGAGCGTTTTAATATGATCAGGTGGATAATGTCTACCACCCACCCATTCAATATCAGCAACATTTCCTTTTTCAGAATAATTAGTTTTTTCGTTTTCAGTTGCCGATGGTAAATCATTAGGTTTATTGGGTTCAGAGACTTTTATATTTGTTGGTTCTTTTATTGTAATTTCTTTATTTTTCCTATAAAATTCATAATCTTTATATGCCGAATCAAATTGATTAAAGAGTTCATCTTCGAGAGTGCCGTATTCATATTTCTCATAAACAACGGCTTTAATGTTTTTTACATATGTGTCAGCATATCCACATGCAACGGATGCTTCTTTTACTGATATTTGATTTTTGATTGCATAATTGATAATTTCTACTGCTTTTTCTATTCGTTCTTTTGTCATGTTAAGATGAGTTAATAAAAATTATTTAAAAAAACTTTGTCAAAACTATATTAAAAATATCAATTTGTCAAGGTTTTATATAAATACACTGTTATTTTTTTTCAAAAATTTCAGTGTTATAAACAAAAGATGTGATTATTTAAAAACATTTAATGCCTCTAATCCTGCGATGGTTTTTATTGTATATGGTATTCTTACCAATATCAATCCGTTTTTTAAACAATAATCATTTTTTATTTTATCGTTTTTCATCAATTCCAAATGTGTTTTCATTGCCCGTTCATTCGAACAACCATAAAAATTTACTGGTTCATAATGTTGCTTACCATCGTATTCGATTAATATATTTTGTTCGGGAAGATAAAAATCAAACGAAAGCATACGCTTTTCACCCCTACAATTAATAAATTTCTTTTCTCTTTCGAAGTGAATATTATTTTGTTTTAAAAATCCACTAATCAGTCTCTCACCTAAAGATTCATTACAAATTGGACACCATTTATTTCCATTTTTTATATCGTGTGGATTTGCTTTCCACTTATGACCATGCTTGCATTCCCATAATAACTTAGTGTGTGAATCAACATATTTTTCAGATAAACATTTACCATCTCTCGCATTTGCAATTTCTTGCATTTCTTCAATGGTTAGTTTAACACTATTTGAACAAATTGGACACCATGACTTAGAATATTTAACATCGTGTGGTTTAGCCATCCAGATATGTCCCCTATAACATTTAAATTTTAATTTGACTCTGCAATTAACATAGTCATTTGACAGACATTCACCGTCATTTTCAATTGCAATTTTTTTAAATAATTCAATATTATCCTTATGTGATTTGTTGCATTCAGGACACCACGAATTGTTATTAACTAAATAATACGGTTTTGTTTCCCAAATATGACCAAAAGAACATTTAAATTTCAATTTTTTATCACAAGCAATATATTCCGTTGATAAACATTTACCATTTTTGTCTATTGCTAAATTTTTAAAATATTCTAAATCATATATCCTTTTTCCCATTTCTATTTTAAGATTCCTAATTTTTTCAAACCTGCGTAACCAACACAGTATGAATCAGCCATATCGAAACACATATCTTTAGGTTCTTTACCATCTTTTTTATAGAACCATTCGATTTGTGGCTCTAATTTACACACTTTTTTCCAAATATACAACTTTTTTTCTTTTATATATTCTGGTGGAAATGACAGTGTTTCATTTCTTTCCAATTGACCAGTTTTTCTATTTTTCTTCATCGTAACACTAACCAATTCAGAACAGAATAATTTACGTGATTCATAAACTGATATTTTTATCGGATAAACTTCAAATATTGTATGTAGTATGTATCTGCAGATACCATTAAAACCATACAATAACGAATTTGTTGTTGGGTTATTACTTCCACCAAGCGGTTCTTCAACGATAATATGTATTATTTCACCATTTAATTCATTTAGAATTCTTTGTTTAAAATCAATAACATATTTTCTAAATATTTCTGCTTTATGAATGTCACGATCATCAATTGAAACATCTTTACTTGTTTTTAATTCCAAATGTTTAAGTTCAATTAATTTACCTCTTGAATTCCATAATGCAAAACCAATATTGGTGGTGCTAATATCTAATGACCAAATATATTTTTCCATAACTTAATTATACTGTAACTTTAGGCTCATGTTTTTCTTTGTATTCGTTAATCATTTCCTGTACTTCTTTTGGATTATTCAAGTACACCCTGATTAAATCTTCAATAACACCACCTATTTTCATACTTTTACCTTTACACAATACTTTAAACTTATTGTGTAAACTACCATCAATGATTATTGACTTAGGTTTAACGTTAATTGCTGTCATATCTATTATAAATTTTTTAATCATAATTTATAATAAATACTAAGTTTTTATAAAAAATTATAGATTTTTACGATTTTTTATTTTAAAAGTCAATGGCAAACACTATTGTTCTTGAAATAGTTGAGTCTTTTGTTATCGGGTCATTTAGTTTGCCCACAGCAACAAGTTCTTTCGTACCATTAATATCGGCATATATACCAACTTCAGATATTGCAACAGATTCATCTCTTGAAATATCCCATGTTGCGTTTGTCGATGAGTTAAATTCATCTAATAATAAGTTAACCGGGAGTTCCAAAACATATACATCTGCCTTTATATCGGTTGTTACGTTCCCAAAGAAATAAACTTCATCACCAAAAGACAACCTGCCTGATTCTGGAATTGCCGGAACTGGATAGTTTAAATAATCTAAGTTATACGATGGATATCCGGCATATGGTAATAATGGTATTTCAAACACAACACCAACCAAATCAGCAGCAGATATTAGTTTTGTCACCCCAGAAACATAGCTTAATAGTTGATTTGTTAAATCAAGATACTTCCACGCTGCTGGATTAGGCACAACCTCATCAACGGTAGTAAAGCCACTGTTATTCACTAATTGAAATATAGCATGTATTTGTGTTGCAGAAAAACCAGTTGTTGTACTACCGCTATTTAAAAACTTAAAATCATTAACATTCGGAAAACTAATGTTGATCTTCTGGATATATGGGTCAGCAATATCCAATTGTAATTTGTTTATATAATTACAATGAATTGGTTGTGTATAACCAGTTGGTATTAAATTGTATGTTAAGAATATTGTATAACCGCTTGCCATAATTTATAAATTTTTAATCAATACATCCACCATTAGTGCTATAACTAAAATTAGGTAATGTCCAGTTTCTGTTCGCCTTATATGATAATGCAAATAGTAATTCCTGATCCTCAATAACAAACAGTTTCATGTCATTAAATATCTTCCCAACGATAATTGTTGGATCATCAACATCAACCAAATCATAATAATGTTCGTTTAGTCCAGCTAATGTTTTTTGTGTTCCACCAGCAACAAATGTTGCACCTAATTTATTGGTTGCAGATTTGTGCCACATTATTGTTGGTATGTTAAGTACAGGGGTATCTAAATAAAAACCTTCG